TTGTTCAGGGTAAGCCCTGTAACGGGAGGGAAAACCTTCTCTAGCGTTCTTTTACCGCACCCGTAATCCAACATAGTGATAGGCCCGAACTTACTGATTAACTGCCCTGCCAGCACAGCCACGTTGCCGGCATGGCAATGGCCGGAAGAACCGAATAGCCCGTATTCCCTGGGGTCCTTCAGGGCTTCCCGGTCTGCTTTTGCATGAAGGTCCGAGTTCATCCCCTTTTGATAGTCCGTAATCATGAGGTCATGTTTAGGACGATGGGTTTCGTCATCCAAGGCATTGATATGGCTGGTAAGAGAATCGCCGTGGATCACGAATTTAATCCATTCGAGTCGGTGTTTCCATTTGATAAATTGCTGAGCCTGGGACGCGAAGACGGGGGATGTCATAAAAGTGCGCCCATCGTCGGCCTTCGCTTCAAGGATGTTTTCAGCTCGTTTCTTATCGTATGAATAATAGATCGGGGCCCCGGTTTCGTCTTCCTCGAAATAGCATGAATCGAACCCGTAAAATTCGAGGGTCATATACCCCATGATATCGGCAAGAGACATAGCTCTTAATCCGGCCATCGTTCCACCAAAAAGGTAAGTTACTTCCCGGTAAGGGAATAGGGCCTTGATGACCTCCACATCTGATGGCTCTCCCGTACCGCACACGCTGAAGACTCTTGTAACGTCGTACCCTTCAAGGGCCTTGTAGACAGCGTTATCACAGGAGATCCCCAGGAGATATTTGACCTTTTCGTGGGGGGTTTTGATGTCATCGACCTTTTCCGGTTTCGGGTCTATGATGAATTGGTAGTCGGGGATGATTCCGTTTTCGATAAGCCAGTCGTGTGTTTTATTGGAGCAAACGATGGAGTATCGGTCATTCAAGCTTTTCATGCTTATTTCGTCGAGGTAGTCTTTAGCCGAGGGGCCTCCACACACCATGACCATAATCCTGTCATGGTCCTTGCATACATCGAGATTGGGAAGATCAAGAAGGCAGTTGTCCCGCACGTTCTTTATGTATTGCTCGTCCGATACGGGGAGTCCTGAACTTGTACTCTGCGGTGCCGGGTTCCAATCACTGATTGCGCTCACGTATTCCATGATTCTCCAGTTCGTGCAATGTACGTTTCACAATAAAAGGGGGCAAGGGCTTTTTCCCTTACCCCCTTGGGTTAAAGATTAACTGCAACCGTTAACGTGGCCTACTCTGAGAGAAGGATGTACTCCCACATTACATCAAACTTCCCTTTCTCTACGCTGTCAAATTGCAATGAAATATAGTTCCCCGAAGAGACAAGGGTATTAAGGGAAGTCATAGTGATAGTCAAGGACATATCGCCCACCACGGAAAAGGACGTAACGGTTTTCGCGCCGATGGTCGTGGCTCCCGCCCTCATAACCTGGACACTGAAGGAGGTCAGGGCCGAAGGAAGCGACGTACAATGGACGGTTACGTGTGTCACCTTGCATTTGTTCCGTGTTCTGAACCTTGCAAAGTCGGTCAAGCTGGCGGATGGTGCTTGGACCTGTGCCATATGGGCTTGACGGCTGATCGTAAAGTTCGGATGGTCATATCTATCTGTTGCCATTATTTATCACCTCCTTTCTTATGCGCTATCGAATTTGATAATATTATCGTCGGGGTCCGCGAAGTGAAAAATCTTGTACCCCAGGATTGCGTACCATGCCAGCCCTTTAGACCGTCCAAAGTCCGTTTCCAGTTTCGGTCTGATCTCCGGGGCTACCGCGACGCCCTCGCAAATCGGATACTCGCCGAACATGTATGCCTCGCCATACGATGAACCGTTGCCAATGGCGTTGCTTATAGCATGGTTGGTTCTGGCAAAACGGCACTCGTAGAACTTCCCGAACTCTCCGGACGCCGGGAACTTCGTGTACTGCAACATGGATTCCATATCGTCGTACACTCCGCGCTTTGCATTGGTAGAGCAAAGAGCCATGTAATTCCCGTCATTGTCGTATGGAGTGTTCTTGAGCGTCTGGAACATGTAATCTACCATTTGCTTGACATGGTATTTATTAAAGGCGCTGGTTGCGGTTGCCGTTGCGGTCCCGTCCGTGGTAAACGCTCCCCCTCCGGTAGCGGTGCCGACGTATCGCCTTTTGGCTGCGTCGAACTGCGCTTCACAGAGGGTGTCGATCACCTTTGCGAGATCGTTTTTAAGGGTTGTAACGGGTCCTTCCCTGTGTTCGATCTGATCCAGGTCTTCGTATTTTCGGGTCCAGGGAATGCTATTGCCGTACTCGTACAGAGTAGCAGTCGCCTGATACAACCGATAACCCCTGGAAGGGATGGTGTCCGTTTCAGTGAGTTGCCCGCCCTGCGTGTCCACGTCCCCGTACTTATCGAACAGGAATGTTTCACCGGCGTTGCGGCCCCACTCTTCCCTCAACTTCGCGAACTGCCGGAATTTAGCTTCCGGCTGAAATTGAGCCTGAACCTCCTCGGTCAGTAACGGGGAGTACAAAAACGCCCCTTGCGTGGAGGTTGCCCATAATTGGCCTGCCATAAAAGATCACTCTCCTTTCATATTTGCACAGGCTATAGTCTCGGGTTCTTGATTTTCCTCTGAGTCTCTCTTTGGAGATTCACGAAAGAAGACTTCGCGTTAAACGGAGTGTCATCATCGGAAGATTTACTTTTTCCGCCAGAATCCGATTTACCCCCTTCCGGGATAGCCTGCTCGTCTATTTTAGTTCGCTTCTCTGTCGCTTTCACTTTACCTTTCACCTCCGCCTTGCCTACTAAGGTATTGATTTTCTTTGCCGCTTTGGCAAGGATTTGGGTTGGGTTGGATTGGGGCCTACCGTGTTGCTTCACCTCTGCGTTCACTACGGCTCTAGCTTGTAGATCCAGCATCTCCCCCATGTCCGGGTCCGAAAAAGCAGGATTCTTGGCTATGAAGGTGTTCCGTTCCATCTGGTAGGTTATCCCCTGGGCAAAGCCCTGGAGTGCCTTCTTCGTAACAAAGTCACTGTTACCCCGATTGGTTCCGTCGTTAGGTGCAGTCATAAACGGTTTATTATTACCTCCTTGCGTAGTGTCTATTAAGCCCTCTATCTCGGCAAGGTCTATGCCTGCGTCCGTGAACTTCTGCAATCTGGCTTGCAATGCTTTTCTGTCGGCGCTTTCTTTCTGCAATGCCCTTGTCGCGTCCCCATGCCTTGCTTTCCAATCCGTATCGTCCGTTACATCAGTGCCGTCGTCATCGTCGCCGTCGTCGTCATCCGAGGCGTCGAGATCCAGGGTGTCGTCCGTATCGTCCGGGGGGTTGGAATCATCGGTTGAAGTGGAGTCTGCGATATTCTCTTCACCGATGGCGAACCGGAGTGCCTGGGATTCGTCAGGGTTGTCTCCAGGATCGTCCAAGTTGATCTTTTCTTCTGCCATATTGTATTACATTACCTCCCTTTCATTGAGATATCGTCGATTCTTTCCGGATCTCTATCATCGTCCGAGGGAATCGAGTCACTATCAGAGGTTGCAACGTCCGCCATGTCTTGGAGCCACAACCGAAATTCCTTTAGGACCTTGTACGACTCGACTATGCCGTATCTCCGCCACGGATCTAATTCCGAACACATGTAAGTGTCCAGGTTTACCAGTTTAGCCCCTATCTCCGGGGCGATAACTTCAGTCCATACGGGAGATTCGAGGAACTCGGCTACGAGTGTTTCGCGTGATTTTGGTTCTTCATCCATTATTTGTTCATCGCCTCGACTACTCTTAGCATCTGGTCAGCTTTCTTTTCTTCTGCGTCCTGCTGAATTTTAGCCATTTTGGGCTTATTCGTCGCCTCTATCTTTGCAAACTCGAACTGCATCTGCTGTTGCTGTTGCTGTTGGGCTAACTGGAGCTGCTGCTGCTGCTGTTGCTGTCGCCGCTGCTGTCGCCGCTGCTGCTCCTGTTTTACCTCTTCATCCGTCCTGGTAAGGTCTTCGGGCTTATTCCATGCGTAAGCCTCGTTCCATCGTTTAAAGACTTCCGGCCACTTGACATAGAGTTGAGCGTCCTCCGGCATGGCGTTGATGCCCTTCACGTAGGCACCCATCTTGTTCAATTTTTCTTCCCTCTCGAAATAGATGGAAATGCCTTTCCCCACAAAATCAAGCTCCGTGACGATAATGGCCCTTCTCTGAGTCTCGGTCAGCCCGGCCAACTCGACTCCATCGTCCTTGAAGATCTGGACGATTTCAGGGTTGTCCTCAAAGTCCGTGAGGTACTGTATAACGAGATCCCTTGCCCGATCTATACAAAGGTTCAGAAATGACCGCTCGATGTCAAGGGCGATGCTCTGGAAGTCCCCCAGTACGTCAAACCGACGGCCTTGATACTCACCGAGTGTGGTATCCCCTCTTTGTTGAGCCCCTCCGGATACAAATTGAGTTACGCCGTGTTCCTCTTCGTGGAATTGTTTCAGCTCTCCAAGCATGGACATTGCTTTCTCTGGAGGTACTCCCATCTCATGGAACTTGAAGGCTTGCCCCTGGTATCCTGTTCTCTTCGCTACGAGCTTACCGGGAGTAAGCTCCATCAACTGAGATTTGCCTTTAGCCGTGAAGGCTTGTTCGTCCACCTCCCGCACTCCGAGCAACTGCCACATCTGATTGTCCAACTGGAGGTTGACGAAGTCTATGATAGCGTCCTCGATGCCCCTTACATCTTCAGTGAGCCCTTTACCTATGTGCCGGAATAGGACATTGAGGGGCGATCCCCAAACATAGGGGCTTTTTTCGTGCCAGTACGGGTTTTCCCGTGGTTTCAGGAATAAGTGTTTATCGTTTACTACTGTGAATTGGCAATGCTCCATCACCACTTGATTGTCTTTGTTCTGGAGTGGACCCCAAAAGTGGGAGAGCTTCACCTGCTTGCGGTAGCTGTTGGTGTGTTCAAGTAGCCCCAGGCGTTTAATCCTTTTCTCTTCCTCTTCGTCCCGGCCCTCTGTGCTTATCTCCGCGTAGTCCGTGTCAAGAATCTTCTTTAGGGTGGGTTTGTGATAGAGCTTCCCGTCCGCTTTTTCAGCCATAGCCCGTAGCTCTGCCAGGGTAATCCATTCATGCTCTACCTGAATGGACCCGTCACGGGTGAAATCAAAGTTGAAAGGGTTTATCGCCTTAACCTTCAGCTTTAGCTTCTTCCTGTCAACTCTCTCGCCTGCTGTGGCATCTATGGAAAAATGTTCTTTCTCTTCTCCCACCCAAAACTTCAGGATCATCATTGCCATTGTGAAGCCGCTCTCCAGGGCCTCCGCAAAGCCGTCTATAAACTTGGCTGCGGTTAAGTGAGCCTTCACTACTCGTTTGGTGACATTGTTCAGCTTGACTCTCTCAGGATCGCTTATGGCCGGTGTATCAAAATCGAAATACTCTGAAGAAGACAGAAGGACCCTCTTAATCAGCCGTGTGGCCTTCTTGATCTTGGGCTTGGAAATAGGGGTGTAGGTCTTGAACTGCCAATCTTTCTTTTTGGAGAAATCCTTGCGGCACATGTACTGTTCCCAACACTCCTGCCAGATCTGCTTGATATGCTTGGTTTCTTCGTAGCATTCCGAGGTCGTAGCGTTGAAGTAGGACACTACCTCTTCATCATTCATCATTTTGGGTTTTCGTGATGCCATTTCAGCTCCAGAAATCCTTTGCCGCGGCTTTCGCCTCTTTGTGGTCCTTGGCCCCGTCTTTACCGAATATAAAAGGGGCCGTAAATTTGTTTACCTCCAGGAATCTTTGAGTCCTGGGGTCCTCCATATCTACCGCCTCACGGAGTCCAACCGCCTCGCTATCGAACCGTAGCTCCCTGTTCTCAGCCCCGCACCTCGAACAACCCATAACCCAGGCTATCCGATGCTTATCCGGATCGTCATAAAAGGTGTGCATCTTGTATTCCCAATGGTGCTTCGGGCAATTTGACGGGCCATACCTAAACCCTGACTGCTCATATCGTGCATTACATTTAGGACAAGTGAAGAACCACACCATGAGGTCGTCTTTTTCCGCCCACCCTGAAGGCTGGAGCTTCGTACCGCACTCGCACAACATCATTGTTCACCCTCCCCTTGGTCATCCTGGTCCTGATCCTCTTCAATGAGGTTGATTTCGTCCTGGGTTAGAATATCGTTCTCGATGTCCACCTTGCCACCACTCTTCGTATTGCTCACGACTGCCACCTGGAGGCCGTAGTCTCCCGTGTCTCTATCCTGAGTTACATCCACAGCATGAAGGGTGAACTGCATGGGGTATCCACAGAGGGCGTCAATCTCTGCCTGTCTGTCAAGGGCCGACTGTTTCTTGGTTTCACGATCTATTACCCTGAGTCGAGCTACAATAAGGTCTTTTCCCCCGACTGTGTAGAGAGGATCCTCCAGGGCATCCGTTTCGAGTTGGGCCGTGGTTTTCAGTTTATATTTTATTCGTTTTCTAGGCATGTTGTATCCTATGAATTTACCGATGCGTGATGAGCTATGCGATCGGCTGCAAGGGCTGTGGAGAATATTTCTATGATGGAAAAGCGTCCCGCGAGATATGAGCCTGGAGTTGATAATGCCCCGATGGTGAATAATTCAGGGGAATCATGAATGGATGCAGGGATACCACCGCCTCCGGTTGTTGAGGCTACTGCTGCGCCGTTGACGTAGATAACAACTGTAGTTGCGTTGTAAACGAATGCTATGTGTGTCCATGAGGTTTGCCCATTTGGAAAAACAGCAGCATCGGTGTCCTCGTTCTCACTGTTTCCGCCACCGTCCGACGAAAACTGTGCGCGTAATGTCCCATCTGTTTGCACCATGAAGGCTAATTTTCTTAGCCCAGCCGCAGATTCGTGTTGGGCAAGAACAACATTGTTAGCTGCGGGTGTTCCATCATCTAAGCGAACCCACCCACTAACCGTCATGGCCGTGCTTATAGCATGGAAGTCACTCCTGACAACATTGAAACTGGTCACATCGTTAGGATCAAAGCCGGATTCTTGCTGCGTCCAGGATTGGGTCGACCCGCCCTTGGCCGACATTATGAGGACGCCGTCTGCGCCGACTGCGGTGACTTCTTTCAATGTAAGGTTGTCTATATAAACTACATTAGACGCCCCTAAAGAATCTAACTGGAGATAGTGTGCTGCCGCCGATGTAGCCACAAAATAAAAATTGTACGTTGTTTTTGAGCCTGTTAAGTTGGAGGAATACAATTTTACTCCCCCCGTATCAACCTCTAAGCGAACACCGGCAGAGCCTCCAGAATAATAGGCGTCTACGGATAACTTATAATGCCTAGATACTGTTAGGTCGCTAGATAAATCGTTTATATCTCGAAGGAAATTATATGCGCCCCCCTCGTGGTTAACATAGGTAATCTGTAGCTCATTACCTACATTGGCGATAGTGTTTGTCCCCTGGACTGCCCACGAATAGGTCCCACTCGTAAACACGGCGGCGGCGGCATCCCATAGCTCACTCCCCAACGCTTCCGCCGAGTCCGCAACGTCAATATACCCGTGCGCTTTTTTACCGGCACTATCGGCAATTACCAGAACATAAGCATTGGCAGCATCGGCAAAGGCGGCTGCAAGATCAACACTGGCTACACGAAAGCGAGCATTCCCGGCGTTGAACGCCGCCCCGGCATTAGTCGGCCAAAAACTTGCCCCTGTTTCGTCATCCTCCACCAGTTGAGCCAGGTAATCGTTCGTCCCGTCAAAATCCAGGGCAGGATAACCTTTAGGGCCTACATTGAATATCACCTTGGGCTGGTTGGCGTCCGTGGTTTGCTCGACGGTGAGGCTATTCCCGGCTTGATCGTACATCCGAACGACAAAGATGTCTTCAATCTGTTGGACTACATCCCCGCCGGTAGTTTCTGCAGCCCCGTAACTGGACGTATCATTTATGCTGAAATTATCGGCGTCATCCTCGACAGTGACGACCTGGTAGGTGTTGTTCAACTCGGTCATCTCGGTACAGCCTGTGATGAAGACCGTATCGCCTACAGATAGCCCATGAGAGGTGGAGCTTACTACCCCAGGATTAGCTTTTGTGATCCCCGTCACAGTTTTGGCAGTTTGGGCAGCGCTGGTCCATGCGGCTCCGGCGGTCAACTGGTATTCATGGGTCTTGGACCGGAAATCGTAGATATCCACCTCATCGGTCTGGATGGTTCTCCGGAACTTACCAACAAACGCCGCGCCGCTGTCCAGGTGTCTATGTGTATCGTACACCGCAAGGGGGGAGTCGGTTTGTATCAGGCCTATTGCAGCCCCGGAGTTACTTAATCTGGCTGTTGCGTTGGTTCCCATGCGTTAGGATTTCCTATCGCCGGTAATCACATAGCAAACACCGCCGTCCATAGTTGTCACGGTGAGTCCGTTGGCCCAAAATGGTTTTGGGAGTGGCGGAGCGAGATCGTCACCGGCGAACTTAGCTCTTTTACCGACTATCCGTTGACCGTTTTTATCGGATAAGAGAAAATCGTCATCCGTTGCGATATCCTTGCCTGCCGCCTGATCGCTCACCCACAGAATCGCTATAACCTCTATGATATCCGTGGTGATAACCTGTCCAGCCGTGTCCGTGTACATATAAGCCGATGTGTTTTGAACTGCCATTGGTTAGGACCTCTTTTCAATGATAGGTGTTACAAAGCGCCCCCGCCTCTTCTTGAGAGGAAGGAACGAACTGTCTTTGCCTGAATCCTTCTATCGCCGGGCCCTGGTCAAAAGACGAAGGGGCCTCTTTCCCTGCGATCATCAAATAATTAAAAGTGTGCCTGTAATGATCGGGCCCGCTGAGTTTCACATATTCATGCGATTTGGAACCCGTTTCGGGGTCTTCATCGCGTTTCTTTACGATATTGGTGCAATGTATCGCGAACGCCTCCGTTTCGCTGCTCTGACGGGGTAGGAGGAGCCTCTGCTGCGATATGGCATCGTGGGAATCGTCCAAACTCTCCGTCCGGTTGGTATTCACCTCGAAATTATTGTAATCCCACTTCGTGGCACCCTTCAAATGGTAATCGTACCGATGGAGATACACGTTACCGGGGAAGGCGTCCGCGAACTTCCTGGCGTTCCTCGTTTCAGGCTGGCCGTCACACACACACCGCCATACGCTAAAAACATCCATCAACCTGTAAAGGTCTTCCCATTCCTTCATAACTCCCCAGATCGGAAGA